CTGCTCGCGGCAAATTGCAGGGCGACGACATGCTCCAGCTCATGAGCTCGGGCGTGCCAGTCCTCCAACTGCTCGGCAAACACCTGGGCAAAACCTCCGCTGATGTGAGCGACATGGTGTCGAAGGGCAAAATCGACTTCCAAACCTTCGCCGACGCGATGCAGGAAGGATTAGGCGGCGCAGCACTCGCAGCAGGAACAACATTCACGGGTGCCTGGTCAAACGTGAAAGCAGCGTTGAGCCGTATCGGGGAGAATCTCGCCACTCCAATACTCAACGGACTGAGAGACCTCTTCAACCAAGCGATTCCACTCCTGGATAATTTCTCCGCAGCAGCAACCCCTGTGATGGAGCAATTCGGCAAGAGTCTGCAGAGTGGATTGCAAAACGCCATTCCGACTGCAATTCGATTGTTCAAACAATTAGGTGCTGTTTTCTCCTATGTGAAGGACAATTCGAACTGGATCGTCCCGCTCGTGGGCTCCATCGCAGGCTTAGTCCTGGCAGGCAAGGGTCTAGGAGCACTAAGCTCGAACCTCGCAAAGGTTCCAAAAGCTTTATCCGGGATCACTTCCGCAGCAACTGGAATACAGAAGTTTCTTATTCTGGCACCAGAACTTGGTGGTTTCGTCGCCGCATTCAAGAACATGGCAAGCGGAATGACCTTGGTGAAAAATGCTCAGCTGGCATGGAGCTCCGTGACAAAAGCCGCTACTGCGGTGCAAGTAGCTTTCAGCGCTGCGTTAAGTGCTAATCCAATCGGAGCTATAGTCCTCGCTATTGCCGCCGTGGTAGCTGCTTTGACTTGGTTCTTCACGCAGACGGAAGTGGGACGTAACGCGTGGAGCAGTTTCATTTCATGGCTGCAAGCGGCTTGGCAAGGATTATCTACCTCTTTCACCGCTGTGTGGAATGCGATTGCGTCTGTTGCCGGGCCAATTGTCCAGAATATTTGGGGTGCAATACAGCCGGGACTGCAACAGATTCAATCTGCTTGGAATTCAGTATGGACTTCAGTTCGAACTCTTTTTGAAACGGTCTGGAATGCCATATCTCCCGTTATGACTCCCGTCCTCAATTTCCTGAAAACCATGATGATGACGAGCCTGTCCGGAATCCAAACTTATTGGGGCGTCGTCTGGACTGGTATTTCCGGAACCTTCATGACTGTATGGAATATGATTTCAGCCTTCCTCGGTCCAGTTATCGGTGGTATCTGGGCAATGATCCAAGCCACTCTGACGAATATCCAAATAATCTGGCAGGCAGCTTGGAGCATTATCGGTGCGGTTTTCTCAACTATCTGGAACGTGTTCTCTACCATCGTCAGCACCGTGATGGGAGAGATATCTGGAATCATTCAAGCAGTCACCTCCATCATCCAAGGAGATTGGAGCGGTGCGTGGAACGCGATCAAGGGAGTCTTCTCCACCGCACTGAACGGAATACTTGGGGTAGGAAATGCCATTCTCAACGGATTGCGCAGTGTCTTCGGTAGTGCACTTGGAGCCATCGGAGGTATCTGGAACAGCACGTGGAGTGGTCTGTCTGGCTTCTTCAGTGGTATTTGGAACGGTATCAAGGGTGCAGCTTCTGCTGGTATCAACTGTGTTGTTAACGTCATCTCCGGAATTAAAGGGAAGATCACCGGCTTTTTCAGCGGAGCTGGGTCATGGCTTGTCAACGCAGGTCACGCTATTATCGATGGTTTCCTCAACGGCCTCAAATCGGCTTTCAGCGCCGTACAGAATTTCGTGAGTGGTATCGGTGACTGGATCAAAGCACATAAAGGCCCTATCAGCTACGATCGCAAGCTTCTGATTCCTGCTGGTGGTGCAATCATGAGCGGACTCCATAGTGGTCTGTCCGATGGCTTCGTGGATATCAAAACCCTCGTGAACAGCATGAGTGGAGAGATCAGTCAGCTTATGAGTGACACAGGTGAATTTGGAGTCAATGCAGATGTGACTTCACACCTCAGTAGCGCCGGTAACCCACTCACTACAGGTATCGATGGCGTCATCTCCGCTATTACGCGTCTTGATGACAAGTTGGGTGACAAGATCGCCAATAATGCTCCGCAGTTCCCTGATAACCGCAGTTTCGGAAGGTTGGTGAGGGCGAATGTATGAGATTGAGTATGTGACCGGCACGGGTGGTCGAACCATCGGGCTTGACGGTGATGACCTGTTTGCCGGTCTTGCTCTCGCCCTGCATGGCAGCGAATGGAGTTATGAGCTCGGTTATCGGAGTATCGGTAGCACGAGCCGGAAAGCCCGCAGCGTCGATGTGGATATCACGAGCGTTATGGATGCGAGCATGGACGAGTTTCGTCGTCTTGCTGATCGTGATGTGGCGTTGCGCACTCCTGGCACGATCGTCTACCGCGATGGATTGTCGCAGCGCTGCTATCTGGTGAAGTCTGATCCGAGCGGCGCGGTGGGTCGTTTCAAATCGGTCAAATTCACGTGTGTTCTGTTGGATGGTGCGTGGAGTCGGCCGGTGACGACGAGCTTCACCGTGCAGGCGGCCACCAGCGGGGTCGATTTGGATTTCGAGTTCGATTACGAGCATGATCTCATGGCCACCGCGCTGGTTTCGGCGATCTCCTCCGGTTCGACTCTCTCCTCCCCGATGAGTCTGACCATCTACGGGCCGGCATCAAGTCCGTACGTGGTCATCGATGACAACAAGTACGTCATCGACGTGACCGTGCCGGCCGGCGGTTATCTGGTGGTCGATGGGCGCGAGGGTGTGAAATCGGTCACGTTGGTGGCCGAGAACGGCGATGTGACTGACTGTTTCAGTGCAGCTCATCGTGGTTCTGGCCAGAACGGTGGCGAGTACGCGTTTCAACCAATTGCGCCCGGCCGGCACACGGTCTCATGGCCGAACTCGTTCGGTTTCGACATCACCATCTATGAGCAGGAGGCGGCTTTGCCATGGTCTCAGTGATACTCACCGACGCGGCTCACAAGGATATCGCGGCGATCGACGATTCCACGCTTGATCTCGCTTTTGGTAGTGACGAGAACAATTTCGAGTTCAGCTTTATCGACACCTGCGACGCCGGCTCCCGTTTCAAGGCGGGCAGCTTCTGCTACATCGACGGCACCGAATACGGGGGCGTGGTCGACTCCATCACCACCGAACGGACGCACGACGGCACCGCGCTCACCTACACGGGACGGTCGTGGCATGGCGTGCTCGCAGAACAGGTGCTGCAGCCTGATGTTGGCGCTGACTACCTCACCGTATCCGGTACCGTTCAGGCTGTTCTGCAATCCTGTTTCAAACGCATCAAACTCGACTCACTGTTCGTGGCCGATGCGAACGCGACGAGCATCAAATACCAGTTCGACCGGTACACGAACGCGTGGAACGGCATCAGGAAGATGCTGCGAGCGAGTTCGATGAAGCTTGTGCTCGAATACCGCGACGGCCAGGTGCATGCTGCGGCCGCTCCGATCGCTTCCTATTCGGATCTGGTGGATTCGGATCTGATGGACTTCACCGCCACACGCAACTGGCGGCCGGTGAACCATCTCATCGGTCTCGGTACCGGTGAGATGCGCAACCGCGTTGTCTCGCACTGGTTTGCAGACTCGGACGGCAAGGTATCGCAGACTCAAACCCTCACAGGCATAGATGAGGTGTGCGAGGTCTACGACTATTCCAACGCCGCATCAGACGAGCTGGCGAAAGCCACACAGGAGAAGCTGCAGGAACTCCAATCCCAAGGGTCCGTGGATGTCACAATCAATTCGAGCATCACCTTGGATCTCGATGACATCATCACCGCTTCCGATCACGTGACCGGACTGTCGGTCACGGCGCAGATCACGAAGAAGATCGTCAAGATCAGTGATGGCATCATGAGCGTCGACTATGAGGTGGGAAAGTCCTCGAGTACGAGTGGTGGATTGTCCGGTTCCGCAGAGTCCTCTCCTGGCGGCGTCTCCTACACCGCAGGTACCGGCATCAGCATCTCAGCACAGGTCATTTCTGCCGAGGTGACGAAAGCTGATCTGGACGCAGTATCCAAGACAGCAACCGCAGCGAACACTGCAGTAAGCAACATGAGTGCGTCAATCGTCGCTTTGCAGGAGGCCGATACCGCGCAGAACACTGCGATCACCAAAGCGCAGGGCACGGCTGACGCGGCTAAATCGGCTGCTGGTACGGCTCAGACAACTGCCGATGGTGCGAAATCGGCTGCCGTGGCGGCTCAGACCACGGCCACGAGTGCGAGCGTGCGCGGTGTCGAGGTCATACAGAATCCGATGATGCTCAAAACCAACGATGACGGTTGGGATAGCGGCGTCATGGAGGCAGCCGACGCTCCCGTCGCGGTGCCAGCTGATTTCAAGACGTGCGTCAAGCTGACGACGCGAGGCCACTCTGCAAAGAAATGCTTCGTGAAGAACATCACCGTTCCACGCACCTATCTGGTATCCGTGTGGGCGTGCGCATCCGATAAGGCAGTCAAACCGATGTATGCCGGATTGCATTCCTTCGCGGTCGCGGGCGATAAGGAATCGTGGCAGAACACTGTCAGAGTGAACCCGTCCGACGCGCTCAATAAATGGGTTTTCCGGCAGGCATATGTGACCGTGCCGACATCGACTCGCGGATTCAACCCGTGGCTGCTTATAGACGGTTCCGCAGCGGCTGGCGAGTGCGTCGGGTGGTGGGTCACGGCGATGAGCATTCGCGATGTCACCGACTCCAAGCCCGCAGCCGATGCCGCCGCCGCAGCGCAAACGACGGCGGATACGGCGATCCAGTCGGTTGTAGGTAATCCAACTCTGACGGCCACTCAGACGGGTACGACGGTGAAACTCGGATTGGTGGCAGCGTCTCAA